TTTTTCATTTCATTTTTTTTACGTAATGGAGTAATGATGTATATATTATATATATATTTCAATACTTTGAGCCATTACCTAGCCAATACTTTCCCCTTACTTCATTACTTCAGGAAAAACAAAAATGCTTGATTTTATTGACGGTATGTATGAATATTGTGCTATATGTGGACTCGAAATAGAAGAGGATTGTGATTGTTAATGGCTAAAAATCATGGTGATATAATTGAAGATGACGGCTTAACCAGAAGGCAACGAGCCTTTGCCCAATATCTAGTAAAAGAGAATGGCAGAGCTACGCCTACTGAATGTGCAAAAATGGCTGGTTATTCTGAACACTCAGCAACACAGATAGCTTGTAATTTACAAAACCCTAAGATGTTTCCTAGAGTTGTAGAATATATTGAAGACCTGACAAAAGATTATGCCCAGGCGGCGAAAATAGATTTTATGAAACACGCAAGAGAAATGGCAAGACTCAGAGATTTAGCTATTGAGAAAGATCAGTTCAGTGCAGCGATCAACGCTGAATATCGAAGAGGTTTGTTGGGTGGATTTTATGTTGATCGAAAAGAAGTAGTTACTGCTAGTTTGGACAATATGTCGAGAAAAGAATTACAAGAAAAATTAGAAAATTTGAGAAGAGAAAATCAGCTTATCCAAGATGCCGAGTGGAAAGAGGTTGAAGATCAAACAGAAAAAAAATAATTTTTTTATTTGACTATCCCATAAAATTATAATAATTGTTTTTACATGGAGTTAGAAAGGAGAGAACACGATACTTTCACAATGAAATCTTTGGGCAAAACATCTTATGTTAATTTCTCCTCGCTTTTAACTACTAGCAAGTTTGTCCGAAATTTCGTGAAGGTCTTTTTACTCCATACGAGGGTAGTAAGGGCTCTAAGTTATATGATGTTGGAAGTAATTAGCCGACTATACGATAATCTATGGAGAAATCCCCTCGCAGTGGATTGGTTTCAGAGGTTGCCTCTAAGTTTTTCCAACCACTTTAAAAAAAGCAAACTTAACTCGCACAGTGCTAGGCTTGTCCTTTCGTGATCATTAACAGGTCTAGCACACCAAACAAAGGAGAGAAAATGAAAACTTTTAAAGCAATAGCAGAGTGGACTACTACTCACGAATTAATTATAGAAGCAAATAATATTGATGAAGCTCTTGACAAAGGTGCAACAAATCAAGTTGTTATGGAAAAAAGAATTTCTTCAGCAGGATATGTTATTAAAAAAATTGAAGAGATTGGAGATGTTAAAGAAAATGATTGACGGACATGACATCATGATTGATGAGGATGATCTTGATGAAAAATTACAAGAACTAATAACTCATTTTCACCCTGAAGCCGAGATTGATCAAACAGATGATTTAATCATGAAAAGGTATGAGGATATTAAATTACAAATAGTCGATTTGATTATGGATATTTGGGATGAAAAAAAATAAATACAAAGTTTACGTTTATGAAGCTTACACTAAGAGTTATATGGTAGAAGCAGAAAGCGAAATAGACGCAATAGTTAAGGTTGAAAAAAATGGAGAGAGATTAGATGAGCAATCAATAGTAGGAAATATTCAACAACAAATTAAACCTAAAGAACAAAAACAAGAAGAATTTAGAATAGAGGAGGCAGTAAAGATATGATTGGTTGGCTTTTAGAAAAATTAGCGAAGTTTATTGAAAAGATAACTTAATAATATATAGATTAATTAATTCCCACTTTAACGAGCCCTCCTAAATATTGGAGGGCTTTTTTTATTTGACATTTTATAAAAAATAATCCTATAATCTCCTAATTAATAATTTATGGAGAAAATTATGAAACTAAATCAAACATTAAGAACTCAGATACTTGACGAGCATGGTCGTATCTATTTACAAACAATAACTGATGAGAGAAAAAAATTAGATGAGGAAGTAGAAACTTTTAAATCTTTACGTTTGGCTTCTCATGAGATTGTCAAAAAAATGTGTTATGAACTTTTTGGTGATCAAGATTTAGCGACACTACGCAAGTTTGGATTAACAACTAAACGACATGAGTTCAACGCAGAAACAACTTTTGATATAGAGCAAGAGGAAGATACTTATATTGACGGCTATAAAGAAACAATTAAAGTTAAAAAACCTTATTATCATAATTGGAAAAATAGTCCGATCAGCTTTCAATTAGATAGCAAGGGCATATCTTGTTTGTACTTTGATGATTTTATAAAAGCCAAAGTAAATCCCCTACATATTTGTGAGAGAGATGACATGCAGAAGTTTGTAAAAGAAAGAACTTATTACAAAAATTATACTGATGTACACAGACACGCTACATATAGTGAGAATAAGTATCCTGAGAGAGAAAATTACAACTACGACAGTAATTCTAATCCATTTGCTTTAGAAATACCTGATGCAAAAAATGACAAGATGAGATTTAAAATTAGAACTCAGAAGGAACATGATACTTTATGTGAATTTCAAGCACAGAAAAATATTATGTACCAAGCTTTAAGAAAATATTGCAAAAAGTATTTTGAGGTACAAACAATTATGAGAGAGTATTTAAAAACTTGTAAGACTACGGATGATGTCAAAAAAGTTTGGGAAGATTTTAACCCAAGTATTTTACAAGTTAATATGGGTACAAGTGTTGCTATGAATACTGTGATCATGATGAGCCAATTAAAATCATTTCATGCAGATAGGTTAGCAAGTGCTTAAATTAGATATTCGAGAAGTCCATTATGAAATGGGTGAGAGTAGTACGGCTTGTTGTCCAATCGCTCTGGCTTTAACAGAAAAGTTTTTGGGTACTCATCCCTCAGAAACTTCAATATGGAAGAAGAACGGCATCCCCTTGTTTCGAGGGGAAGTCGTCAAGGTTTTTACAGAATACTCAAGATTTTGGCATCCAATTAAAAATAAGATTTATGAATTTAATCATGATGAAAAGATACAAAAATTTATTATCGAGTTTGATGATTGGTATGAGAGTAGTGCAGATATGAAAACATTACCTTTGGAAGAAACAACAATAAATTTTCCAAAACCGACTTGTGTCTGGAAATCAGAATTAGGTTTACATCAACCTCAATTCCTATAATATCCCAGAATAGAATGGAGAAACATAATATGGAAAAACACGAATATAGCTACGAACATTTAATTAAAAAATGTGAACTAACTAAATTTAACAGAGAAATTTATTTTTCTTTTATACAATCTTTATTTGAGATCACAGGCGACTTAGATGAAGTTCATGAAAAAAATATTTCTGTTAAAGAAAATAAAAAGTTAGCCCATTGTGTTGGAGAATTATCCGATAGCATTAAGGGTGAACTTTGGAGAGAGTTAGAAAGACAATCATTGGATGTCATTTATGAAAAAGAAATTTTAGCTATCACTAGAGATAAGAAGGGAGATATAATTTCATGAGTGAAGAAAATATTTATAAAATCTATATTGAGTGTTCCAATAACCTACATACCTTTTTGACGGAACATGATTTTTCTGACTATTACAATTCTGATTATTTTATCAGAAAAGCCATAGACGAATTTGGTAAACAGTGGGGAAGCTATCCTGATATCTGTAAATACAAATTAGAGGATAGTAAGAAATGGAGTAAAGTAGATGTCAAAAATTATGTGTTCTGAAGAGATGAGAGAATGTGAAGTATGTCAAAAACAATTTGATTTAGACACAGAAGGCTTTTTAAATATCCTAGAGATATGTGAAGCTGATGACAAAGTTATTGAGGATTATGAAACAGAAAATAAAATTAATCTTGAAAACTATTTTTGTGATGACTGCACAAATAAAACTTTAAGAAAAATAGAGGGGATATGACATTATATATTGGATTGACTATTTTTATAATTATTCTTATATTCTTAGGATATAAAATATTTAAATAGGGAGAAATTAAATATGAATGCAAAAAAAGATGATCGTTTTGCTTACGCTGATTTATCAATTGGTGAGGTAGCCATGATACGCATGGGATTAAAAGATAGTATCGAATTAGCTGAAAGATATTATGAGAAATTTGTTAGCGAAAAAAGATCAAAGAAAATGATCAAACAAGCTAAATGGAATATTGAACATGCAAAAGAAAAGTTAGTTCAGCTTGAAAAAAAATTGCATTATCAAAGTGAATGGGTTGATAAATATTTGCAAACTTATAATTGTTCAGTTAGTTCAGTAAAAGGAAAGACTTGGGTGGTTGAATGGTTTTAGCTAGAGATTTACATAAAAGAATACAAGATATTCAAATTCAAATTGGAGCATCTACAAGGGTTGCACATCTTGAAAAAGAAATTTCAACACTAACTGATGCCGTCAATTTATTAGTTAGTAAATTAGAAAAACCTATTCCAGAAGATACATCAAATCCTTATGAGGATGAAAAAGGCAACACTAAAAAAATAGATAGGAAAGCTATACCTGAGGATAATGATGAGAAATGGAAAGAATATCTGGATGAGAATGATGAGTTAGATGCAGATAAAATTCTTGCTGATGATGAAGAAGAGCCTGAGGTGGAAGAAGAGGAAGAAGAGGATGATGAGGATGAAGAATATGATGACGAGGATGAAGAAGAAGAGGAACGAAAACTCCCAGATGAAGAGCCAGAACTAGCTAGTCAAACATGGGAGA